ATTCCTCCCCATTATAGGAGAACAGACTAATAAATCCAAGTTTCACGATCATCTCGATCCATTTATCGAACTGCTGAATCTGAATTTGATCAAATGGGAAAATCTTTGACTTGAGCCATATATGGTCGGCAATAATAACACCCAAATCATCGGCAAAGTTCCACATCCCGATATATAGCAAACGAGCGTCACGAGGTAGTTTAGCTACCTTCACATCGTCCCAAAATTTCGGTTTTATTGTTCTGATCCTTGCCATGTGTGTTTATTAACCTTCAAGTATCCTTCGAGCCTCATAATAATGCTGCATCGCAAGAGTAAATTCATCAATTGTTTTGGTCATTTCCTCATTTTGCTTATTTAAAAGCTCTAAAAGGCTCTTTGCTTTTTTAGAATAAAATTCATAATCTTTTCGTGCACGCTCAATCATCGGGTCGTCTTTATTCTTTTCCATCCGTATTAATTTTAAAGTAAAAGTCATTTATCGTTCTGCCGTATGTGAGCCTTCCGGATCGCGTCAGACTGCGTAGCGCCTTTCGTACTTCCTCGCTGTCGGCATCCTTCATCAGAGAGAATATCTCCCCCATAGTCGCAGTGGTCGGAATTAGTTTGGAAAGTGCCTTCCCTGCGGAAATATGGGCCACTGTATTGAACGTTTTCTGCTCGATCTCATTCATAAATAATTCTTGTGTCTTTCAAGCTCCATTTCAATGCTTTGCAGGAATGCTTCTTCATCGGGGGATGGAAGGTATATCCCGCATTCGGATGAACTCCAATTCCTAAACCGTTCTATCGCTTGTGTCATTTCGACGGTTGTCAGCCCTGCGGAACTGCGGTAGTCGTACACATCTCCGATATATTTATCATGTTTCGGAATCAGAAACAGCGAAGGATTGCACAGTTTTTTGAAATATTCCCGTTTCACATATTCGATAGTATTTCCCGTTTCCATCGCATAGTATCCGAGCAGGTAATGCAGGTAGCTATTTTGCGACAGGGTTCTTTTGCGTTTTTTCTCGGTCAGTTCGACGACCGCTTTCTTCTTGTACAGATCGTTCGAACGACGTTTAAAACGCTCTTTATCGAGTATGTTATTCAGGTCGTAGATCATGGTTTAAAAAGGCAGATCGTCCGTGTCTGATGCTACTGGCATTTGGTCTACGCTTTCCGGAGTCGTTGCAGCCGGTGTAAAATCGAATCCTTTTCCACTGCCAATGTAAATGCGTCCCGTTCCCGCTTCCCGTTCTTCTTTGGTTTGACTCATAAATACTGTATGTGTATTCTCATACTTATCAGGTTCGCGCCGTGTCGCAATGGTGATATTCATGTACTTTTTGCCGTTTTCGGCAAGTTTGATCTTGGATTTCGGTATGTCGGTCACACAAATCGACGCATTGATTAAATCGCTCATTTCGTTATTTTTTAAAAGTTGTTTTGATTGTCGTTTTCGATGTCCTTATGGGACGCCGCAAAATTTCACCCGTATCGGCATCCGCCAACGTCGCATTCTCGGGAATACCGCGTAGCATACTTTCACGATCTTTGATGTCCATATTGACCGCGTTACGCATTTTATATAGTTCATCCAGCGTACCGTCTCCGCACACAGTATAATCGTATTTCACGCCAGCCTCGAATTGCTCCAGTTTACAATCGGATACCTGATGCTCCTTCCCGTATTTGGAAAGTTCTCGCAGGGCATAATCCTTAATTTCCGCATCCTCCTGCAACGCCTCAATCATCTTTTTAAACCGGGACATATTAGCCCACACTTTCAGTGGGTCAATCTCTCCACTCAGTATAAATTCTTTTGCCTGACTTATTGCAATAGGGAGGGATACTTCTGATTCAATGATTTCGACTGCTGTTTTCATCGCTATACGTTTTGATTTGATTTGATTCCGTTCGTTGCGCGATTCACCAGCCAAGTGTAATCTTCAGGGGTAAATCCCCGCAAGGATGTTTCGAACTGCGCCATCGTCCATTTTTCTTTTTTAGTGTTCTTACCGCACAAATTCTGACCTGTTACCAAATCACATAAACAATTGACCAGGTTCTCATCACTTCGACAAAACATTTTTTTATCGTTAGTAGCGGGTTTCTGCCCTAATGATTTGTTAGCGGTCGTTTTATTTCCACTTGCGCCATTCCCATCATCGTCATCGTCAATATTCAACCCTAAAACAGCGCCGATGGCATACCTTCTTTGATAGGTGATAGAACTGCCTATTCCCTGCGGATCATTCCTTACGGGCTTCATCTGGTAAGTCTCCATAATAAATTCTCCTGATTCGTGCATCAGAATCGTCGTGAGCCCGGTTTCGCCAACGGGCAACTGACTTACAGCAAGCCCATTTTCAGATAATGGTTTGCTAATTACGTCGAGTATATTAGCAAGGGTCGCATACTTGGATTTGAAAAATGGATTTGTAGCTTCTTTTTTTATTTTGGCTACCGAACCTTGAAACTTACACAAAGCAATTGCAAGGCTCTTTATTGATTCTGACCGTTCCATATTATTCTTGTATTAAACTCCGTTTTTAATCCTTCACATCCTCCATCAATCGAGTGTAAGGATTGTATGTCTGCTGTATCCAGAACTCGTATATGCCAGGGGACAATCTGATCGGCTTATGATCTTCCCATTTCCGATCTATCGGCGACCGATAAGACTCATCGTCCATAGATAACAATGATACATGCTGAAGTATCGATTCCTCGTTGACTTTATAAATGACCCTTTTGTCAACCTCGTAACGTTCTACATTACCGGTCAACACGTGCGCATGCTTCGTGCGGTCGCTGATTGCTAAAGGACGGTTTTTAACCATGATTGCGGATGCCGGGATCGCATCTATCGAAGCCCCGATCACATCGCCCTGATGAAATCTGATGTTTTCCATAATTTATGCTCTGAAATTGAATGAATAATCTTTAGCGTTAAATGGCGAAAGGGATGCAATGGCTTCTATCGCGTTCGTATGGTGCGGTTCTACACCTTGCAGATAATGAGTGCCCGTACTCGGACAGCACATCGAGACCCATGCGAAAGGCTGGTTATCGATTTCTTTAAACAAATCATCCGTTTTAAGAAGTTCGACAACCTCCCTATCTCCGTTAGCATGGACGATTTCCCGCCGATCAACTACTTTCGCTCCGAGTAGATCCAGCATACCTTGCTGTCCAATGGATTCATAAATAGCTCCTTTAATATCGGCATCCGTTTCCTTCATAAACCGCTCTTTCGTGATGGAACTTTTGTCATTGACAATCCATGCCGGAATAGAACGGCCGTTGATGAAATAATATTCCGATCCATCCCTGAACTGGACGGCAGCCTGTGTTGTGGAATGAAGCCTTCCGGCTAAATTAGTCTCTATATACACTGGAGGCTGAATTGCGAATACGTAATTTTCATATTCATAAGCATTGAAAACATTAGATCTGATAAGCTTTTTATATTGCTTGAAATTGAAATTATCCAACAGATTTATCTTTTCGAAAAAGTCATAAAATGAGACCCATCCATAATTCGATAAATCAATATAAGATGAATATTCATTGACCGAATCCCCGACCGAATCCCTGATCGAAGCCATGACCGAAGCCCCGACCGGAGCCCCGACCGAATCCCAGATCGAAGCCCCGACCGAATCCCAGATCGAAGCCCTGACCGAATCCCCGACCGAATCCCAGGCCGAAGCCCCGACCGAACCCCTGACCGAATCCCAGATCGA